GCGCCCCCGTTGTTCGCCAGCCCAGAAAAAACGCGATTTTTTCGACGGGGGTATTACCATTTTTCATCGTTTGTGTAGCCGGTGTGCCGCGCATATAGCCCGCGCTCGTGTACTCGCTCGTGGCAATCGTGACAGAGCGGCATGAGTTGCATTTGCTCCTCTCCGTTGTCGTCGGTGTACGTCCTGCTGTATGCCAGCTCCGGATAATCCTTGAGGTGGCGGACATGATGCACGAGCGTCGCAGCCGTCAGCCTGTGTTCCACCTTGCACATCAGGCATTCACCGTGATTCTCTTTGATGATCTCTTTCGACAGTCTGCGCCAGTATCGGTCGTTATAAAATTCTTCGACGCATCCGGCGGTGATGAGCTGCTGGATCTGCTCCGGTGTGTACATCGCTATACGCTCCAAACAAAAGCACCCAAGCCGTAACTTGAGTGCTTTCGCAATATTCAAAATCTGACAGAGCAGGAAAAGAGCAGGTGCACCTGCCGGAAAAGCTGCTTTCACTCTGTCGCTTTTCTACAAGTACAGTATAGCACAGATCAAGTGGGAACTTCAATGCACTCTTTTACGGCCTGCAATGCTTTGCCGTGCATTTTTGTAACGCCGCGGTAGCTGTAATGCATATCGACAGCGATCTGCTCCCATGTCTTACCGTTAATGTATCGCTCATAAAGCAGCGTCCGGTACGGCTCAGGCATCCGGCCAATCGTGCAGGCGATCTCAGTCTCCAGACGGCACAGCTTTGCGACTTCGGCGGAGACTTTCCGCTCTGTATCCATAAGATTTGCAACGGCTGCATCCAGCTCGACACGGTGACCGTCCTCTGTGCGCAGGTTCTCTGCAATCGCCCGAAGCTCCGCAAGGTGATCGCTGATCGCGTGTGTCCTCTTGATTGCATGACCGTACTGCTGCAAGTATTCCTTCGCTGTCATTCGTCATCGTCCTCTCTTTCTCTGACCATCAGCCACACGATCAGCAGCAGCGCTGTCTCGATTGCCAGCGTGCCGATTGCACCGACGGCAATGCCAATCAGTAACGCAATATTATCCATCATGTATGTCTCCCTCCATCATAAACTTAACTGCCGCATCCAGACGGACACGCTCGCCGCTCTGCCGTTTCAGGCTGCCACACTCTGTTCGCAGCTCCTCGCAGTTCCGCCATCATGATTTTGTCGAGCCGGTTTACAAGCCGCCGCACTTCCCAGATTGGTGAGAACCAGACCGGTGTATACCAGATATCTTCGCCGTTATCGCTGTCGAGCATCGGATGCAGCAGAGAATCTCCGATTTTAATTTTTGCTGCAAAACCAAGCAACGACAATTGCACATAACACATCATTGCAGACACCTGCGATAAATCCTGCGCAAAAAGGCAGATGTAATCCTGACCGTTCGCCCCTGAATTTATCGTCTTTCTCAAAAACTCATTCCCCGCGGCAATCAGAAGCGCGCCGCCGCCGCAAGCACAATCGCACACAGTAACTGGCTTGATTTCTTCCAGTGTGATTTTGTCCGGGAACTGCATTTGCGCCATTGCTGCGCACACATTGTAAGGCGTAAAAAACTGCCCATGCCAGTGAGAGCCGAGATCCAGGCTCATGTAAAGATCACCGAGAAAATCCTGTTCTCGGTCAGCCTCCAACTGCATGGCGATCTCCCCGAAGATCTGCGGGAACACCTGCATTTCATCCTTCGTGTACTTGTGTACGATGCCAATATAGGCGGCTTCCCGCTTCTCACGGAAGCGGCTGTCCACCGTGTTGGAAATCGACAGTGCAAACATCGTCATGCTGTCCTGCCACAGCTCCCATAGTTGGTGCGAACCGATCAGGGAGTTGTACATCTTGACAATCCCGGCATACTGCTGTTTAGTTACCTTTGCCATTACCAATTCACCGCCTTGTCCACTGCATCTTTTTGTTGTTCCTGTGATTGCCGCAGATATATCTGGGTAACATTTACACTACCGTGGCCTAAAATATCTGCCAGTAATGCAATGTCGTTTTTTCTCTTCAAAAACTCGATAGCGAAGAAATGCCGAAAGGAATGTGCGTGCATCACTTCACGGGGAATGTGATATTTTTCTGCGAAGATTTTCAGCCTATTATTTACGGCTTCTTTCGACACACCTTTACTGCGGATCGTGCGCAGGACAAGTTCATCATCGGCGAGTGCAGAGAGATATTCCTGCATTTCATCGACAAGCGATTTCGGAAAATAGATTGTTCGCATATGTGCCTTGGTCGGCATTGTAACGCTGCCTTTCTGAATATCTTTCTTTGTGATTCTCCTCGCTTCTGAGATGCGCATACCCGTCTTTGAAAGCAGCAGGATGTTGAAATACCACACAATATTGCCATCAGCTTTCAGGCCTTCTAGAAGACGCTCGACCTGCTCAGAGGTGATGACATTGTCGATGTATGTTTTCCTCTGTTCCTTAATTTGCTTGACACGCATCGGTATTTCTTTGAATTTGCAGTATTGCAGGATCGCTGTGATCCTGTTGTTGACCGTCTTTGGCTTTAGCCCTTTTTCGATCAGGCTCTGCTTGAATGCAATCAGATTCGGCTTTGTGATCTCGTCATACTGTTCCGAATACTGCTGTAATCCCGTCAAATAGACTTTAATCGTGTTCTTGGATAATTCCTCTTCATAAAGATAGTTTCGGAATCCATCAAAGTCAATCACTTCATCATTCCTCCTTACGCCACATATTCCCAGATCTTTTCTTTCTGCGGTCTCTGTCCATATTCGGAAGCGCGTTCCTGATATGATGCACCGGTGGCCTGCGATCTGTCCGGCTGTCGGCAGCGCGGATGTAACGAACCGGCTTCCAGCGCCTGCGCGGCGGTGTCTCGTATTGCTCTTGCGTAGCATCGGCAAGTGCATTACAGATATTAGGTAAGGTATCGTTAAGGAATTGACCAATGCATTCAACGATTTTCCGAAAAGCATCCGCGATAGCCTCAACTGCTTCACGGACGGACTCTATAACCCGATCAATATGCAGCGGATACCAATAGCGCCCGATGTGAAAAAACAGATCGTCTAACATGATCCATTCGGAGCAGCTCCATTCTGTTACTTCATTCATTCCGCACCTCACTTCTGAGCCATTCAATCATACCGTCTGCTCGACCTCTTATCCCTGCACACTTCATCTCGGTGAATGCAGTAATCACATTCGATTGCCTTCGCCATCGGTCGCGTTTTCTTGAAACTGCCATTTATTTCTATCTCCTTTCGTTTCCTGCCTGATCATCACATAACGATTCTTTGAATTCAATACCATAGGCATCTTTCAGATGATTCAGCGCATCGCGTGTTGTGACTTCCCGCCCCATGATGCCTGTCGCCATCATCCTGCACACTTCTTCCACCTGACCGTGAAATTTCCGCAGCCGTTTCCGTTTCCAGCCCATCCATTCCAGTGCGATGAAGCAAACAGCCATAGCCTGCTTAAACACATCCCACTCCACTTTTTCGTAGATCTCGTCCTTGTACTGTGTCAAAGCACTTTCCACATCCGCCTGAATTTTATTATCAAGTTTCGATTTGCTGTATGTTTGCCAGTATGCCCGCATAGTCACCATCCTCCCTCGTACAGCATTATCGCAGACAGCACTGCCATATCAGCAGCAACAGCACAGCCGGCAGTTATCGCATCAACGAACGCCAAAAAAATCACTGAATAATAATCAATCGCTGTCTTCATGTGAACTCCCTTTCTTTGCCGCAAGTCTCGCAGCAGCATATCTGTAAATTTCACGCAGATGATACAGCGCGCCGGAATACAGCCGCGGAAGCTCGTCCGGATTGTCGGTGATAAACAGGCGGTTCCGGCATCCGTCCAGCATATCGCTCTCGATGTTTGCGTGCTGCCGACTCGGCGGCTTATCGTCCGGCGGAACCGGCTCGACAGGAAAGACATCGTTCATTCCGGTGATGACAACACTGCGCGTTTTCGGATCCGACAGCTCACACTCGTAAAAGATCCCGAACTTGTCGCCCTTCCGGATGATGCAGCCGGTCAGGATATACTCTCCGTCGAGGAGCAGCCGTTCATTAAGCACCCGCACCCGCCGTCCGAGGTTCTGCTTGACCTCTGAAATATCCATGCTGCTCACCTCATTCCGAGAACTGGATTTTCTGTGGATGCTTCCTTTCCCACTCCGCCGCACGGACACGGTTTCAGTTCAGCCACTGTCAGCACCTCCTATACGCTTTGATATTCAAGTGATTCCATGACCGCTATATTTTCTTCTGTTGGTTCGATTCCAAGTCTGTCACATAGCTTTATGCGCAGTCTGTGTTTGACTATCACGAAAATAAAGTTCGCAATTGCAGTGCAGCATGAATTTATCACAAGTACAGCGGCAATCTTGACAGTATCATTCATTTTGATGTTATCCACAAGCATTGTCGCAAGGATCATAAACGCGCCGAGCAGTATGTTGTATGGCGCACTTTCGACAAGGTTGATTTTTGCTGATCGTATCTCACACCATACTGGTGTCTTTCCACGCTCTATGTTCTGTTTCACACGGTCAAATTCTTTCTTGTATCGCACTAAATCCTGCTCTTTTTTGGCAAAAAGATAATACATTCATTAACCTCCGTCCATACGAGCGCCGCAATGTGGGCAGTAATCTGTTTCAAGGCATTCTCCGTCAGATCCTTCTGCATCCGTTCCGCAAGCTGTGCAGTAGCACCAGTCATCCTCATGTCTGTAATTCCACCGCCCGTGCCGCACTTCCGTCTTGATTGTGGGCATCTCTTTCACAAATTCTTCAATTAGACCTATCACTTGCACAGCAGCTTCGCCGAATGCCGACACATATTCATCAGGCTTGATTCTTGCAAGATATGCAAGCAGGTATTTTCTGTCAATCGGTTCCAGCATCTTCGCTCACCTCCTGTTTGAGCCATTCAAGGTTTCCGGCAATGCATCCGTCGCCATATCCGCTATCGCATTTGCCGTTGTTGTATGCACACCGATAGCATGCTGTTCCGATTGCGCTCAACAGTTCTTCCTCGTCCGTCATCTGACGGATGCGGTCGGCGTTCGTCATAGGCTTACAATCTTCGCACAGTTCTCCGTTCACGATCAAGGCGCCGCATTTATTGCAATGCTTATACGGCTTGATCATCGACTTTCTGCTCATTGTCATATCACTCCTTCCCAGCTCGGCATTCGCAGCCGGTACGCGGATCGCAGATAAAAAATCCGTCCAGCTTGCAAGTGCATCCTTCTGCGTCCCAGTCTGCATACACACATTCATGGCAGCCCTGCTTCTTGACATTCGGTTTCAGTTCCTCGATCCGGACATAGATGCCCGGCGTCGCAGACCAGAACTTTTCCGTGATGCCGGACGCGATGATGCAATCGTCTTTCCAGTAGCCGAGTTTCGTCATGATATCATTCATCGCTTTCGGCAAGTTGTCGTAATCCGGCTTGTTTGTGTACCACTCTCCGTCATAGTGCTTGCCTTTGATCGGGAACATCCACTTGACGATCAGGCGGATCGCTCCGGTGTACGGCTTCGGCGGGATGTGCCGAGCCAAGTGTGAAGTCAACTTCCCCTCTGTGTCAGCATTCGCACGGTCGTATGAGATCACCTTGCCGCCTTTCGTCTTCCCCCACCCGCGGGCTTGCTTCGTCGCAGTCGGCGGGATCATCGGCATGAAGAACTCTGTCACTGATTTTGCTCCCTTCTGCGCGCCGGTCTGGCAGCGCGGATATTTATGCAATATTTTTTTGGGCGCTCTCAAGCCCAAAAAATATATATAAATATATATACGGTTTGAGCTCAAACCTCAAATATCGGTAAAACGCCTTTTTTTGAGCTTATAGCTCAAATATCGGTAAATCGCCCTTTTTTGAGCTGAGCGCAAATATCGGTAAAATGCCGATTTTTGAGCTCACACCTCAGAGCTCAAATCACCGATTTTTGAGCTTGCTTTGAGCCCACATTTTCCGTCCCCGAACCAGAAACCGCCGTGCTCTTTCAGACGACTTCGGACGGTATTTTCGGACACTCCGAGATATGTCATGATGTCTTTTATGTCGGCTTCGCCGTTCTGATCCACGGCACTGGAGAATGCTGTCATGATGCCGTCTTTGCGTTCCTGTTTCCGCTCCTCGTTGGTCTTCCGTTTCGGAAAATTCTTCTGCCATGTGTCGTCCGGATTGACGTCCTTCAGCGCGCCTGTCTGGTCGATGATATGGCGCGGCCACTCGAACCACACGTTCACAGACTGGAAACGCGGGAACTCTCGGAGCGTGCCCTCGATGCGCCATGCAGACTGGATATTTGTCGCCGCAACAGCTCGCTGGATGTCCTGCTGCATCAGGCTCAAACTGTTAGCTTTGAGATGATCGCGGCAGTGATCCATCATGCGGGAGCGGCTCTGCTCGTCGTCGAGAGAGACCGTGTCGCCGTAGCGATCGCCGAGAAACCGTTGCAGCCACTCCTTGCATACCGCACAGACGGCTTTGTCCTCGCGCGTCTTGCGGAGCTGTTCCGAGACCGGCAGCTCGATCATGTCCAGCAGCGCGTCAGGATCACGGGCAAAGACGCCGGAACCGGATGCTCTGTCCATAGACTTTTTACCGCCCTGCATGCCCTTGCTGTGGTGGTGGCAGTAGATCATTGCGCAGTTTGCGTCACGGCAGATCCGGTCAAACACATTGCAAAAGTGTGACATCTGTTCGGCACTGTTTTCGTCGCCGGTGATCACCTTATAGATCGGATCCAGGATGATTGCGGCGTATCCGGCTTTCTTTGCTCTGCGGATCATCGACGGTGCTAACTTGTCCATCGGCATCGACCGTCCGCGCAGGTTCCAGACCGTCAGATTCTTTGCGTTTTTCGCCTCGACACCGTTTGCCTTGTAGACTTCCGCGATTCGGTTCCAGCAGCTTGCCTCGTCGAGCTCCAGATTGATATACAGCACTTTGCCTTGCCTGCACCGGAAGCCGAGCCATTCGCCGCCCTCCGCAATCGCAATCGCAAGTGAAATCAGCGAGAACGACTTGCCTGCTTTTGACGGTCCGGCGAGCAGCATCTTATGACCGCAGCGGAGCACGCCCTCGATCAGAGCCGGACGCAGCGGCGGAAGATGATCCTTCATTTCGTCGTAGCTGATCTCGTCCGGCAGATCGTCGGTGATCTCCTCGATGTAGTCTTTCCACTCCTCAAACGACGCCTTGCCGATGTTGGTGTCTACGAGGTACTGCCAGTTTTCGCCGCGCTGAAAGCCAGGAAGTCTGGTCAGTCGTGACGGATTCTTGCACGCCTTGTCAATTTTCAGACCGTTTTTCTCGCAGACATCAAACATATACGCGACGCGCTGACGATACAGTTCACGGTTGTTTCCTGCGTCGATGTGACAGATTGCGTGGAGCGACTTGCCGCCGGTGTGTGTCAGCGTGACGATCGGCAATGCCAGCTCGCGCATGAGCACGTTTTGCTGCTCAATTGTCAGGCTGTCCGACTCGATCAGGACATACCGATAGTCCGTGACGTTTTCGTCTTTGATTCCCTTGCCGTCGAGCGGGTTGACACGGATCCATGCGCCGGCTCTTGTGTCAGCATCGCCGAGCACGCTGCCGATGTCGCCTTTGCACTTTTCCAGCAGGTCGATGATCTGCCCGGCGGTACGTCCCCAGCTGCCGCGTGTCGGTGCAAGCTTTCCGTCCGTCTCGTAAACGCTGGTGACATATCCAATGTAATCGTCCGGCTCAAAACGCGCCCGCAGATACTTGATGATCTCGCTGACGTGATCGCGTGAGACCGGTCTTTGTTTGACCGGCTCCGCCTCTCCCTCGTATGAGATGATACCCTCATAGTCGATCTGTGTATAATCGTCGTTGTAGCTGTTTCCGCTGTGCGGCGGCGTCCAGCCGTGATCCTTTGCGATCTGTACGATCGTGCCGGCTGTCACAGGCTCGGCGTTGCCCTTAAACGACTCCCACTTTTTTGCGCAATTGCCGGCTTTGTACCGGCTGTCTGCCATGCTCCATGTGTCCCAGTCTGATACTGTATATCCTTCATGCTTCAGCGCCATGCCAACCTGCACCCATTCTTCATAGGTGCATTCAGATGACGGAAGCTGTTCCAAAATCTCCAAAAGGCTCATAAGTTGTTACCTCCACAGGCGGGATATATTCGCTCGGAACGACGCCGTGCGGAATCTGCCAGTTGTTTGCGCTGATGCGGGAAATCATGTTCGACGCAGCTTCAAACTGCCAAGTTCCGACATGCTGAAAACCGCGGGATTCGAGGAATCGGATCTGCTTCGGTGTCGTGAGCCCTGCCCTCTGGCGCTTTTCCAGACGCTCGATGAGCAACTTCGCCTTGCCGGCGCTCTCGATCTCGTCCGGAAAGATGCCGCGCTTTTCGAGCATTGCTTTCTGCTTGTCGGACGGCGGTGCGCACTCCCATCCGAACGCAGGAACGTATCCGCTCAGATCCTCCGCGCAGATCGACATTTCGTATTGCAGCGGATCCACGAGCTTGCGCTTGCGCTTCTTGCACTCCGCAAGTTTCTTTGCGAGCGCTTCCTCGCGCTGCTGCTGGACTTCATCTGCTGCCGCCGCAGCCGCTTCCTCGATGTCAATTTCGCAGCCTGCATTTTCGGAGAGATCCTCTGTCATTTTTGCCGCAACCTCTTGGCTGTCGCAGATCAGGTGCGCCGGACGGCACAGCTCGTGACGCTCCGTGTGCCATAAAAAGTCAAGCAGCAGCAGATGGTCCTTGCCCTCGCAGAGCCGTGTCCCGCGCCCGACCATCTGACAGTACAGTGAGCGCACCTTTGTCGGGCGGAGAACAATCACGCAGTCAACAGACGGACAGTCCCAGCCCTCGGTCAAAAGCATCGAGTTGCAAAGCACGTTGTATTTGCCGCTGTCAAAGTCTGCGAGGATCTCCGCACGGTCGTCAGATGTACCGTTGACCTCCGCAGCCCGGAAGCCGAAACCGTTGAGGATATCACGGAACTTTTGCGAGGTCTTGATCAGCGGCAGAAAAACAACCGTCTTGCGATCCTTGCAGTATGTCTGCATCTCCTCGGCAATCTGCATCAGGTACGGATCCAGTGCGCTGTCAAGGTCTCCAGGCTTAAAATCGCCGCTCTGGATACCGACGCCGGAAAGATCTAGCGTCAGCGGGATCGTCACCGCCTTGATCGGTGAGAGGTATCCCTCTTTTATCGCCTGCGGCAGCGTGTACTCATAAGCAAGGCTGTCAAACACATTGCCCAGCTCGCGCATGTCTCCGCGGTCAGGTGTTGCCGTGACGCCGAGTACCTTTGCGTCGTGGAAGTGTTCGAGCACCCGCTGATAGCTGTCTGATACGGCGTGATGCGCCTCGTCGATGATGATTGTGTCAAAGTAGTCCTCCGGAAACTTTTGCAGGCGCGTCTCACGCATAAGCGATTGCACCGAGCCGACCGTGATCCGGAACCACGAGCCGAGACAGGATTGCTCAGCCTTTTCGGTCGCGCATTGTAAGCCGGTTGATTTTTTGATTTTGTCAGCAGCCTGGTCAAGCAGCTCTCCGCGGTGTGCGAGGATCAGCACACGGTCGCCAAGTCTCACGCAGTCCTCCGTGATCTTGGCAAAGACGATCGTCTTACCGCAACCCGTAGGCAGGACGAGCAGCGTGCGTGTGTTGCCTTGCTGCCACTCGTCCTGCACTGCCACTCGTGCAGCCTGCTGGTATGGTCTCAGCTCCATTGTTTACCACTGTCCAGGCTTCCAGCCGCCGGACTGCTGCGGCTGCTGCCATGTCTGCTGCGGTGCCGACTGTTGTGTCGGCTGCTGGTATCCCTGCACAGGCTGCTGATACTGTGCAGGTGGTGTCTGATACTGCTGTACCGGTGCAGAGACAGTCTGCACATCGTCTTCGGGAGCGTAAAACTTTTTGATCTCGTTGTTCTGCCCCTCGCCGTTTCCGTCGCGCCTTTGGAATTTGTTGACGATCACACGGCATTTACCGCGATATCCCTCGATGTTCCAGCGCATGTTCAGCGGCTCGCCGTGCTTTTTGAGCCCGATCGAACGGAAGAACTGCGACAGTTTCCACTCAAACTTACGGATGAGGTAAAAACGTGTTGTAATAATGGTCTTGTCGGATGCGCCCCAGATCGTCAGTTCGACATCGACCTCATTGCATTCCGGCAGATTAGCTGACGCCTCGTGACGGGTGCGAACGACCTTGTTCACGGTAAACTCATAGTCTCCCTCCGGCAGCAGTACGAAGTCACTGCCTTCCTCCTCGATCGTGCCCTCGAAACCGATCTCGTCATACTCGTTGTAGTTTTGCTGCATGATGTACCTCCTTTATTTTACGAAAACGGCAATTCCCGATTTTCCTGAATCATTCCGAACACCTGTGCCCACGCGCCGATCAGGACGCCTTGCACAAAATCAGGCGGGTATGCGGTGATCGGCATATCGTCCGGAAAGTATCCGCGCATGCTGACTGCAAGCCGGATCTCATCCTCTGACACGTTGTTCTGCCGCATCAGATCTGCAAGCGCCGGATTGATACCGTCCGGAATCCCAACACTTTCAATCGGCTGAAACTCGTCCAGACTGCCGATATCCTTTGCAGCATCCGCAGCCGGTGCAGGCTTCGGCGGAGATGTCGGAGCTGCGGGCGTTACAGCCTTCTGAATCATTTCTGAATTTGCACTTGCTGTCGGCTGCTGCATATTGGATGAAGGCACAGTCTGTCCGAAGATGTGCGCGATCTGTGCAAAGTCAAACGGCAGCTCCGGAGCGAGCCCGAACCGGTTCTTTGCGTCCCAGCACGGATCATGCGTTGTGTACATGACGCGCTGTCCGCCGCGCGCCTTGTTCTTTTTGCCCTCTTTGTCAACGGAGATGACGGTCGTCTTGTAGTTTGCAAACAGCACCAGATCCGCCCACTCCTTGATCATCGCGCAGACGTTGCATTTCGGCGAGTTGATCATTTTCATCTCCCACCGGTCGTAGCTGCCCATTTCGTCGGGCTGCTCAAACTTCCGGATTGCTGCGTGTGCCGTGAGCACGACATTCACGCCGCGGTCTGCGATGTCATTCAGCAGATTCAGAATGCCGCCGAACTCTTCGTAAACATATGTGTACCCTCTACCGTATCCAAACTCCTCGATTCCAGTCTTTTTGTACTTGTCGAGCACCGTCTTGAAGCACAGGCGCTCCGCCCAGTCAGCGGTGTCGATGACGACCGTCTTGCATCCAGGATTGTGATCACGGATCTCTGTTAGGATGCCGAGCAGCATTGCAAGGCTGGTCGGTGTGTCCGTTCTGGCGACGTCCATGCGCGTTGTTGAGCCCTCGATATCCACAAACAGCGGATCCGGAAACTGTGATGCAAAAGTTGTCTTGCCAACACCCTCCGGTCCGTAAACGACAGCCTTGATCGGCTTGTTCTGGATTCCTCTCGTGATATTCATTAAAATTCACCCGCTTTCCATGTTTTCGGCTCTGCCGGCATGATTGCCGGAGCCGTATCGTTGCCGTGTGAGTAGCCGTCCTCGATGATGACGGCGCATTCCTCGCCGGTGCTGACGCGCGTTGCGAGCACCTGCAAGCCCTCTGCTTCGAGCCACGCGCCAAACTCGCGCAGCGTGTCGAGATCCATTTGTTCCAGCTTGTCCATGAGCACAAAGCCGCATTTCGGATTCAGTTTCCGGACGATCGCGGCAGCGCATTTGAGTTGCTCTGCGCCCGACATGTTGTCCCACGCCTGCCCGTGATATGTCAGCACGCCGTCCTCGACGCTCAGACCGTCGAGCGGCATCTCTGCACCGTCAAGCAGCTTCATGCGTTCGATGCGGATGCTTTCGATCTCGGCCGTCAGCTCGTCGTACTGCTTCCGGTACGCTTCCGCATCGAGATCCGCCTTTTCACGGTCCATGTTCGCGCGCACTTTCGCATTGATTTCCTCGACGCTCCGGAGCTGTTTTTCGAGCTCTGCGGTCGATTCCATTTCCAGCTCTGACGGCGATTTTGCTGCTTCCGCTGCCTTTGCCTGCTCAGCTGCGAGAGTCGCTTCGAGGTGTTCGAGCTCCCGCTTTGTGCGCTCGATGTCTGCGGTGAGCTTCTGGATCACAAACGCGATCTGCTGCGCCTCTGCCTGCCACTGCTGACGCTGCCCGTTGCGTGCAAGGATCTCCTGATGCTGCTCGATCAGATCGGCTGCGCTGACCGGCTCTTTCGGCGCGTCCGGATATACCGGCATCTCTTTCGCAAACTTTTCTTTCTGGTCGGCGATTCTGCCGATTTCAAGCCGCCTGTTGTAGAGCGTGCTGCATTTGGTGTCGAGCTCGTACAGCTGATCACCGACGCCGATGATCTGGAGCAGCACCTTTGCTTTTTCCTTGTCGTTCATCGACATAAACGCCGGCAGGTTCAGCGCCAGTTTCTCGATAAACTCGTCGAGGATCTTCTGTCCGGACTTTTTGCCGGACGGATCCTTGATTTTGAGCGTGCCGTTTTTTCCGCTGCGCTCCACGACAAAGCCGTTGGAGAGCGTCACACGGATCACCGGATCCGTGACGGACTCTGCACGCTTTGGCTTGCTCGGCGCAAATTTCTCGCCGCCGAGAGCCCATGAGATCGCGTCGAGCACGCTGGTCTTGCCCTGCCCGTTCTTCCCGCCGATCAGGTTAAGACCGTCCTGCGTCGGCGTCAGCTCGACGGCTTTCAGACGCTTGACATTCTGCGCCTCCAGAGATACGATTTTTACTGACATTAGATATCCTCCTTATAACAGCTGCCCAATGCACAGCCCGATTTCCTTGACATATTTCAGCAGAGTGTCTTTCTCTTTGCCGGATCTCACGCCGTTGAGACGCATGCAAAGCGTGTTGACCTGGCTTCTGACCAGCCGGCACATCGCAAGCAGTTCCGTGTAGTTTGAGTCTGCTTTCAGCTCTGTGAGCTTCTTTTCGTACTCCGCGCGGAGTTTTTCCAGTTCGGCGGTGTTATCTTCCTGCACGGCAACCTCGACAGGTCTGCTCTCCAGCTCTGTGATGCGAGCTTGCAGCTGTTCGATACTGGAATCCTTATCAGTTCGCTCGCGTGTGAGCTTAGCAATGAAGCTCTGATTGTTGTAGATCTCAGCATTCAGCTTAGCGATTTCCTGCTGATCTTTCACGAAGCGGCCGTTCTGCTCTTCGATCTTCTGGCGCTTCTCTTCGGAATCATCGCACCATCTATGCGCGCGGTCTTCTGCGTCCTGCAATGCTGCCTCCGTCTGATCGTTCTGGTGCTTCAGCGCGTCGATCTGCGCCCGCAGCTCGCGGACGGTAACACTCTCGACATCCACGCTATCGGTGATCTGCTCGCGCTGCTTTTCGTCGATCTTTGCCAGCAGATACAGCTTTTCGACGCCGATGCGCTCAAAATCGGAAGTTGACTTCCCGTCGAGCGACGCGATTGCTGCATACTTTTGCCCCTGCCGTCTGGTGATACCGATCTCCTGCTCGCAGTAGTCCTCAAATGTCCCGTATCCGATCTCTTTGTACAGCTTGGCATCCCGCATCTCTGCGAGCCCTTTGCACATCTCCCAGAGCGACTGCTGCGCTGCCTGTCCGTTTGCGATGATTGAGCGTGTCAGAGCGATCGCACGGCTGTACTCGTCGGACACGACAACCTGTGCAGCCGGCTGCGTGACGATCTCAGCATGTACATCCTGATCGCTTCGCTGTGTGGTACCGTTAAACAGCCAGACGCGAGTATAAACGTGGTCTCTCTGCGGTACCATGCTCTGCGGCTTGATCTTGATCTGATCGAGCACATCGTCGGCATCGACGCGGGAAACCGTAAATGTACATCCCTCGAACTGCTTGTCTGTCTCGTACAGCTCTGCGTCGATATCGTCATCGTCGTCCATCTCTTCGGCAACTTCATACACAAGGACTTTTGTTCCTTCCGGAAGCGCCGTCAACTCGTCGTATGTCAACTCCTTGCCGAAGTATGCCCTGTCAGTCTCGCCGTTGTACTCTCTGTCAAAGTCTGTTCCGAAGTCCGTTTTGACGTCGGGCCGCTGCACGCCGGCTTTCAGCGTGAAGAACTGTCCGGAATACTTCAACGTCGGGGAGATCGGGTTTTTGTTTTCTAAGATATACATTTTCCGCGTTCCGCAAAAGCTGACACCGCCGTCCAGATAGGAGAGATAAGTGTCGCCGCTGTCGTCGATCCGGTAAATCCAGACTGCTTTGAGATACCGCCTTGATTCCGTGCTGCTGTCGTGGACGATCAGCTTGCCGACATAGTCATGCAGCTCGTCCCATGTCAGCGGTTCCGGATCAATGTCATCCGCGCTGACTTCGTCGCCGCGCATGTACTTGATAATGCCGGCTTCTTTCAGTGCCTTTTCGGCGCGTTTCATATCCGGTGTGCTGATCAGTCGTTCGCTTCCAGGCTGATACATCGCAAGGAGCAGCTGGTCAGTGGTCTTGACTTTGACTTTGCCAAGCCGCGCCAGTGTCTTCTCGTCAAGGTTCAGGTCTTTGACATCCATTGACAAATCATCCTTTCCGTGCTATACTAGCACTGTAAGTGCTTTGCTTGCAGCCGTGTCCACCGTGCCAGCGGGGATGCGGCTTTTCTTATACCATGTACGCATCAATATACTGCTGCGGCACATCGTCAAACTCTTCACCGTCAGCGCCGACGATCAGCGCGGTTCCGTAGATGTGGTGGCCGCTGATGATAGATGCAAGATCGTTGCGCGGATACTGTTTCAGCAGTCCTTCCTCGTCCACGATCATGATGCCGCCATCTTTCAGACCGACTGTCTCAATGTGACCGCCGACAGCCTGCTGCAATGCACGCAGCTCATTCGGCACGTCAATGACGTCGATGCTGTTCAGCGCGATCCGCAGTGCTCTTATCGCCATTTCTGCCGCTCCTTCCATTCTTCCAGTCTGCTCGCATCCTTCCGGTATTCCTCGATCTCGATTTCGATCTCGCTGATCCGGTATTGCAGCGCCTCAATGCGATCAGCAATAAATGTAAGGTGACCGTCTACCGCTCTCCGAACTACAGGCGGCAGCGGCTCTGACTCGTCCTGTGCTTCGGTCTCAGGCTCTGCATTCGCAGCATTTTCCTCTGCATCCGCAGCCTTGCTCTCTGCGATCATCTCATCTACAGCGGCATCGAACTCCGGATTGATGATACCGGGCTTTGGCTTGTCCTCCGCTGCTGGCTGCATGATTTCCTGCTCAGCTTTTGCCAGTTTGGCGCAGAGCTGGCTGATTGCCTGGACACTCACGCCGTACTGCTGCGCAAGATCCTTCTGTGGGACGCCGTCTTTGCTTGCTGCATAGATTGCCGCTCGCTGCTGATCGGTAAGCTTTCCCATGATAATACTCTCCTTCTTTCTGATTTCATAGATAACATCCACAACGGCCTCGAACTGCCGCCGCAGTGTTCTTGCTATATGGTGCTCATTCAAGCCTGTGTTGAGCAGCCGGAGCACCTGCTGTTCTTCGTAGGTGTATATCGGTGTGTCAGGTTCACCGATCCGGACAGGCTTCATTTGCGCTCACCCCAGTCGATATCCGATTCATTGATTAGTGTCACGGGGATATCGACTTTTAATCTGCACAAATAGTCGCGCAACATGTCGCGTGCAAGCAGCCGGGCATAGCGATGTGCCCATGCATTCAGGCGCTTGCGGTCATCGCGCAGAATATCTCGATCAACTTTTCGCCAGTGCCAAATGAACCCCACTGCAAGTGCAATCTGGAAAAGCACTGTGATCGCCATTCCACCCCAAAACTGTCCGTCTGTCAGTCTCATATCACACCTCTCAGCCATCAGTCAAAGTATGGGAACAGTTCATCGTTTACGATTTCCCACTGCATCCCCGCGCAATCAAAGCGGATGTAGTTCCAGTCGGACGATGCCCATACCGGCTGCCGTTCAAACTCAGCGCTGACACGGCATTTGTTGTATTTGTTCTTATCGAAAGTCTGTACTTTTGTGACGATGCTGATTTTCGCCATATCGAAGCCGCACTCCTGCGCAATGCGACGGATCGCATCCAGCTCCGACATCGGTGCGGTATCGTCTGCAAGAAACTGGTAGTCGTGCTCGCTCATGTTCGTGCCGATGTCCTTTGCGGGCTGCCAGTCCAGTTCTCGGTCGAGCTGCGCTTTGGCTTCTGCCAAACGATCGTGGAGCAGCTTGATTTCCGTAAAACTGGCTTTCAGTTCGTCGGCGTGCTTATTATCACGCTCCAAAGCACATTTGTCTGCAAGGCGTGCAAGGCGTTCCGCGATGCCGTCCTTATCGGCTTTGTACGCCTCGCAATACTCGTGCTTGTCGAGCTGGCTGCTGTTGTAATCCTGCTCGATCACTTCATAGAGGGCAGCAGACGGGTGGAATCCCGTTAAAACCTCAAATTCACGGATTGTCATAATTACTTCCTTTCATTCAATCATGCGCTCCGCGATGCTGTGTGCCATCGGGCGGAGCATAATGTCCGGGTCGATGCCGAGCGCTGCGAAGTACAGCCCCATCCGTGCAAGCGTGATTTTTTCGGGTGTCTTCGCATCCGCACAGACGGTGACAGCACTGACACCGACGAGCTTTGCGATCTGCGCCTGCTGCATGTCCTGCGCGGACATCTCCGCAGCGATCAGCTTCCAGATCGTGCGTGCAAAGGTTTTTGCCGGCTTTGCTTTCGTTGCCATAAGATCAGCTCCCTTCCATAGGCAATGCTGTAACATAAGGCATCAGTTCTGGATGCAGCATAACGAAGTCCGCAACTGCTCTGCGCTGAATCGCTGCTTCTGCTTTCTGTACGGCGAGCTGTGCTTCTGCTGTGGCAAGTGCTGCCTGTTTGTGCCGCAGCTCGCTAAGCAGTGTCGCTGTCAGCTTCTGTTTGCACTGCTCTGCTGTAAGCGGTTCCTTCGGCGGAGCGGTCGGCAGCTTCGGCGGCAATGCACTCTTGCGGAAGTAATACTCCACAAGGAAGTCATATACCGCCCATGCCTTGTCTGTGTTCAGGCTCTTTGCATGGAGCAGCACGCCGCGCTCTGTCCACAGGTAAAGTTGCGGCACTTGACTCAGTTCCTTACAATTTGTAAGGGACTTTTTGAAAGCTCTCAAATCTTCTCCCACAAGGAAAAAGAAATGTTTACCTTCCACATAGCGTTTTTTGTTCCGGCTAAAATTGGTATTGATTGTTGACTTTGAGGTTTCATACGCTTCGGCAAGCTGTGCGGTTGTGAGAACGCGCTCTCCTGCGCGTTCGATGATTTTCGGGATGTTCATTTGCATTCTCCTTTCTCGGCAGCGATCGGCTCAAGCAGGTCGTCGGCAGTACATCCAAAGATGCCTGCAAGTTTTTTGAGCATGACGATGTCAGGCTTTCTCGCGCCGATTTCCCACATCGAGACGGTGGACTTTGCAACTCCACACTTTTCAGCAAGTTCCGCCTGCATCATGCCGGATTTTTCGCGGTATTCGCGAATTGCGATCATGTTATCACCTCCTTATGTCCGCGATCTGTGTTCATTATATCCACATTTTGTGGATATGTCAAGATGCATGTCCACATTTTGTAGACTTGCTAAGTTTCAACACAGAATCGTTGACAATATCCACAAAATGTGATATACTGTACACAGGAGGTGATCTATATGTTAGGCGAAAGAATCAAATCTCTCCGTGAGGCAAAGCACATCACGCAACAGCAACTCGCGGACTATATCACTGTCGGAAAAAGCACAGTCGGAATGTGGGAAAACGAAAAGCGAGAGCCGGACATCGAAACGCTTGCGAAAATAGCAGAGTATTTTTGCGTCAGTATCGACTACCTTGCTGGCAGGACAAATCGAATGATTGACGCAAAAACGTGGGACAAGTATGCCGCGAAATTTGAGAGCTCTTATAATGCGCGGCTCGAAAATGACATCGTCCTGGTGGAGCAGTTATTCCATGATCTTCCGCAGCAGGATCAGCAGATCGTTTGCGAGTATATCGTTCCGGCGATAAGAACGATTGAACACGACGCGATCATGAAACTGAAAGAATACGCCGACGACCTTGCGCGATTGCAAACGTATAGAATCGAAAAAGCGATTGAGAATGAAAAAAGCGCCGACTGACCGAAGTCAACCGACGCGAACGAGTGTTCTATTTCTATTGTACAACAAAACACATGTTTTGTCAAGCGGCTGGTGTGCAAATTTTTACATATACTTTTGAAAGGTGGTTAAAATGGGCATTTTTGATAAGCTGAAAAATGCTATGAGTCAAGCAAAGCAAGCGACGGCAGCTCCAGCAAAAGCGCCAGAACCCAAAAAGCTAAGTTACAGCGAACGAGAAGCGATATATCGCCAGAACAAAATCAATGAATTCCGCGAGATCCTGTCCGGTCTCCGGAAGGTCAAAATTGAATTAAGCGAGGAAAAGCGCAATCGAAACAATGCGATTGAGATGCCGGAGATATCTCCAAAAAACATTACGAAATCAACAAATCTATCAAAGCTGCGCGATTTTATCGCAATCGACACCGAGACGACCGGTCTGAAGCCTGGCGGAAATGATGTAATCGAAGTGTCCGCCGTCCTCTTTCACGACTTCGAGCCTGTTGAAGCGTTCTCGACGCTGATTAAGCCGAGAAAACCGATCCCGCCGGATGCCACTGCTGTAAACGGCATCACAGACGATATGGTGCAGGATGCTCCAAGATTCTACGAGATCGCGCCTGCGCTCGAAGCGTATCTCAAAAAGTTGCCGCTTGTCGGGCATAACATTGCTTTTGATTTGCGGCATCTGTTTGTAAACGGTCTCGGCTCTGTTGATCAACATGTAATCTACGATACACTTGCACTCAGCAAAAAATTTTGTGATGATGATATACTTGATTACAAACTCGCAACCGTATGCAAAGAGTATCTGATATACATGGACGATGCCCACAGAGCGACCGCTGACGCGCTGGCTTGCGGACTGCTTTTTGTCAGTTTTATTTTGCAGTCGCGCGACGATTGCTATGATATCGGAGATCTGATAAGCAAATGCGGCTAAGTGCCAAGCAAAGGGGTGATCCTATGGCAAAAGCAAAGAAACTGCCGTCAGGGAGCTGGAGTGTGAACCAGTTCATAGGCATGGATCAGAACGGCAAGCGCATATACAAGCGCTTCACCGCGCCCACAAAGCGCGAGGCGGAGTATCTTGCAGCGGAGTATGTTGCAAAGAAAAAGCGCCCAGTCGAACGGATGACCGTCGGCGAGGCGATAGACAGGTATATTGAAAGCAAGGACGGCGTACTCTCGCCGACCACAGTAAACGGATACCGGAATCTCCGGAACAATCATTTTGCAGGGCTTATGGACATCCGGATCGACCGGATCACGCGGGAAGATGTGCAACGTGAAGTGAACAGTGAGTCAAAGCGGTTCAGTGCGAAAACAGTCATCAATGCGCACGGCCTGCTCGCTGCAGCGCTTGCTATGCATAATCCTGATTTCGTTCTGCGGACTACCCTGCCCCGCAAAGTCAAGCAGCTCAAGCGTGACCTGCCGACCTCTGAGGACGTCATCAGAGCCATTCGTGGCAATCCTGTGGAGCTTCCTGTACTGTTGGCTATGTGTCTGTGTCTGCGTCTCTCAGAGGTCAGAGGCGTGCGCAGAAGCGCTGTAGAAGGCGATCGGCTTCGCATTGACCGTGTGATTGTGACAGTCAAAGGCGCTCACATCGAGAAGGAGCTGCCGAAGACGGATGCGTCCCGGCGATATGTTGACATTCCGCCGTTTCTGCGTGACATGATTCTGGCATCAGAGACGGAGTATATCACAACACTGACAGGCCGTGCGATCTACGGGCGTTTCGTCAACGCCATGAAGAAAGCAGGCTTTGAAGGTGTACGCTTCCATGACCTGCGACATATCTCCGCAAGCGATATGCACGCGCTTGGGATCTCTGACCGTGTTGCAGCAGAGCGCGGCGGATGGGCAGGCACTCAGACTATGCAGCAGGTCTACCAGCACAGCTTTTCCGTTGACCGCCGGAAGGCAGACAAGAAGATGTGCGAATACTACGAAAAGCTGATAAATGCAACACGAAATGCAACACGCGACATCGAAACCAACGAATCTACGTAGCGTTTCGCGGGGTTCGATTCCCCTCACCTGCTTATTTAAAAACCGCTGTATTTGCGTGATTTCAGCGCAGGTACGGCGGTTTTTATGTTGCATATATGTTGCAGAATATAAGCATTTTTGAATCAAAAACAAGCATTTTTAAGAGGAATGCAACACGAAATGCAACACGAAAAACAACCGACAGCGGATGAGCTCCCCTGCCGGTTTTTCTTTTCAATAACAAAATCTCACAATTTGCAGCCTGCGCTTTTGTGCAAGTATACAAAAGTTGAGTTTGTGGCAACTTTTTGCTGATTTCCTATTGACTTTGTGGCAACTCTATGATATAATATAATCAAGGAAAGGGAAGGAAAACCCAAAGGAAAACCAAGAGAACAAACGGAGGAAAAGAAAATGAAAAAATATAAGTGGGTTAAGCATTTTGAAAACTGGAATAACCGCGGATATTCGCTGCACGACAACACAACCGGAAAAAATATTGCATGGATTGAGGAAAATAATTACTGTGATTATACAGTACATGCAAGCGACTACATATTAGCTGCATATAGATACCCGCATACACTCGCCGAAACTATGGCGGCATGTGCAAAAAGCGCCGGAATCAATCCGGAAGAAATTGAAGAGTACAACTAATAACAACAGCCGCCGGGTTGATCCGGCGGCACAACATGAACAGGAGGTAAGGAAAATGAAAGACTTCATCGAGAAATGCAAGAAGTTTCTTGCCACGCCGAATATCACAACGCCGAAATTCTGTATATATACAGAATCCGGAAAAGTTGCAAACAGCGATACTCACAAAGATGGCGAAACGCTCTATGCTATTATCAAAATGGACGACGGGAAGATTGTTGCTTTTTGGGGAAATGCGTTTTATACGCTTCACGGCGAAAAGGTATATATCCTGTCTGAACATGATGAATATATCAGTTGCAGCGGTCAGATTCGGCTCCATGTAACAATTCCGCAAGAAGGAATGGTTTTTAAGACATATTCAGCACAGATCGTTAACTATCAGGATAAATTTGTTTTGTAAGGAGGTATGGAAAATGAAAATTGATAACATCATTAAAAAAATAAATAATACATGCAAGCCGTTTGATATTGACGATTTGCGAGCAATCTTTACAGCAGCTAACAACGCCGAAGGGCTAAAGATGCTCGAAAGTATCGACGATACCGACGATATACCGATTGATATTATAGACAGCGCGATGTATGATCTCGGATACTATGCAGATACAGCAGGGACATACAGAAAATTGTAATCAAACAGGCAGGAGGTAAAGGAAATGGGTAAGAAGATTGACGAGCCGTTGCCGTTTATGCTCTTGAAGCAGATCCCCACGAAAGCGTGGGAACTCTGCGACAAGTGCATGGAGCTAAAACAGGAAATGCAATGGAGTGACCGGTGCATCCTTCCGATTGCTGCCGGAATGTCTGTTGCTGGTGAGATCGGTAAGGATATGGCTGCGGACGGCTATAAGATCTCCGCGCTTTACGCATGGAGAAAGTACAAGGAAATCTACTCTTTCGACGATGACCTTGCAGAAATTCTCATTGGTCAGGCTGACTCTGGCATGGACATCCCGATGCCGATCCTGTATCAGCTCCCATACCCCTGCATTTTCATCCAGTACAAGAGCGCTGGCTTCTTTGTCCATTTTGAGCATGATGTAAACAATCAGCAGTTTGAGCTGCGGATGTGGTACATCAATGAAGCAGAAAAAGAAAGTGTCCCGCTGATCCTGCACATCGAGGACGACTGCACCATCGACGAAGCAATGCAAAAGACAGTCGAAGAAGCGAAGCGGCACACAAAGCACCCGGACGTGGATTTCCTCATCGAACAAGGCGGCGTTCCAATGGCACAGAAAGCCGCTGAGCTGCTGCAATTCATCTTGTACATCTGTGCGGACAATTCCGAAAAAGAGGAAGATCCGGAGCAGAAGAAGGTCACACGCCGGACCGATGAATCCGAGAAAAAGCCGAAGGACGTCTTCCGGGAAATCCGGAAGTGGGACGTCGGCTATCGGATCGGGAGCCAGATCAGACGCATGAAGGCGAACGACCACGATCAAAGCGAGAACGCAGATCAGAGCGAGGCCACCGTCAGGGCATACCAGAAAGGCAGCAAAAAGGCACCGCATGCACGCCGCGGCCACTGGCATCACTACTGGATCGGCAAACGGGAAACCGACGAGCGCAAGCTGATCCTGAAATGGGTCGCCCCCATTTTTATCAACGGCGATGAAGGCGACAACATCGCCACAATCCATCCCGTGAAATGAAAGGAAGATCATCATGAAAAAAATCAAAAACGGCAAGGTATACGATACTACAACCGCCAGAAAGCTCGGCGAATATGCGCCGAATCCGAACCAGTCCGATTTCAGCTATTACTGCGAGACGCTTTACCAAAAGAAGACCGGAGAGTACTTCCTTCACGGGGCAGGCAATGCGTCCAGCCCGTACAGCAAGAGCTGCGGGATCAACGAGATGTGCAGCGGTGAAGAAATCAAGCCGCTTTCTTACGAAGCAGCACAGAAGTGGGCGGAGGATCATCTCGACGGAGACGAGTACTGCGAGATCTTCGGCGAGCCGGACGAGGATGCGGAAGACGAAAAGATGACAGTCCGCCTTTCCGCTGCTGCCGCTGCCAAGCTCGCGCGTGAATCTGCAAAAAACGGCATCACCAAGCAGGCGCAGCTTGAGCGATGGATCTTGGATGCGTAAAAAAAAGGAACCGGCAGAGAGCGAAGAAAAGCCCCCTGCCGGTTTTTTGTTACAGTGTCAGTTTTGCTTTCGTAAGCGGGCCGCAGACGCCGTCAACTGCGAGGCCGTTTTCGAGCTGGAATGCGCAGACGGCTCCGAGCGTGATCCTGCCGAAGTCGCCGTCGATCTCAGTCTTGCGCATATAGCCCAGCGCGTGCAGCCGTGCCTGCATCAGCTCCACTTCCGCGCCGGTGTCGCCTTTGCGGATGACCCTGATCGGCGCAGCGGCAGCAGGCTGGAGCACAAAGCCGAGGAACCGGTAGGCGCTGCTCTGCCCCCAGTTCCCGCTTTCACGGTACCGGTGCTGTGTCCAGAACGGGTTCTTGCTGTTGTACCCGCTCTCGCTGGTGATGATGCTGCCGTCCGACTTGATCTCCTCGACCACAGCAACATGCCCCGCGCCGTCAGTGCCGTTATGCGTTTTGCCTTTTGCCCAGCATGCGACCGCACCGAGCTGCGGTTTCTGGCTGATCGGCAGCCCCGCTGCAATCCCGGTATCATAAAAGTCTTCAGCATTGGGCGGATGCTGGAAGTACACAAATTTACCTGCACCGATAATCTCGTTGAAGCGACCTGCCGCATAGCCGACGCAGTTGTGCAGCACATCGCATCCCGGATCCGTCGGGTGCCCTTTGATCGCACCGGAATACCCGCCGCTTGCAATCCGGTTGTAGTAGGGGTTCCCCGCTTCGGGTTTCACGAGTCTTGGCTTGAACATCTCAATTTTCCTCCTTATCGTTAAAATTCCGCAGTTTCTTGATGATTTTCGCCACCCATGTTGCATCGGGCGATATCTCGCCGTAGTTTTCGAGGATGCTGACCAGCTCCATGAGCACGATATACATAAACACAGCACCCGCTGTGACTGTTCCGGCAATTCCTGCGAGCTCCGGTGTCTGGTAGTACTGTCCGAGCATACCGATTCCGATCTCCAGACCGCAGGCGACAGCCATCACGAGAATTTCGCAGACCTTATTCAGGCCGCCGGTGCGCATCTTCTGCGAGCTGAGGTCATGCGCGATGTATGCCTTGATGATGCCGGTCAAAAAGTCCGCCGCAGCAAGCCCGATCACAATTGTAATCATGATGATGTATTTCATGGTGTCATCTCTCCGTTTCTTCTTCCGTGTTTATATTATCAGGTGAGTCTATACTGGTAAGCTGTGCTCGATCCGGAACGTTGATCGGCTGCACGACCGTTCCGGCGAACCGGTACCAGTCGCCCCAGTTCCCACTGGCAGCACCGAGCCGGCGCCGCATGAAGAATTCACCGTCTGAATTGTTTGGGTAGAGCCGCTGGATCTGGTATCCGGATGATGCAGAAGCAATCGTTGAGCAAACTTCGAGCCGGAAGCCGGAAGCGGTTGGGCAATTGTACAAAGTCGCTGCAATACTTCCGGAAGCTGCGCGGTAAGTACCCGGCGTGAAATAGTCGTTCAAATCATCACCGTTGTTGATCGTGCTTGGCGTTGTACCATAGACCCAATTCATAACGCCACCAGAGCGTACAGGATTGTCGCTGCCGGATGTCGGTATCGGGTCGATTGTGAGCGCATCCTGTTTCCCGTCAACAACTGTTTCAAGTGCATCCAGATCGCTCTGACTTGCTTTGCTTGGTACAGCATCTACGGCCGCGTCAATTTGCTCTAAGGTATGTGCAAAAGTGCCGGTTTCAATCGCCAATTTCGGTCACCTCCATCATAATTTTTCGTCCTGCTGCATCATATAAATATCGCCCTGTGCTGTCTTTTACCCATAATTCTCCGCCTTGAAATTCCGGCGTGAACGGGAAAACAGCAGGGGCAGAAGGATGATACACGAAAGAATGCTTGTCGCCTACTGTAAATCTCTTGCATTTCCCTGTAATCCGATCATAGACTGTCTCTGTCACTTCAAGCAGTATTTCTCCGCCTAACCGTTCGTCATACACACGTCCGGAATCGCCACATCTGATAGACTCGTCAGCAGTCATTTCAAAATCTTGGTTCAGCCTTGTGTCTTCGAGATCAATTTCGTATCCGATTAACGGTCGGCAGTACCTGTTGAATACCATCTCTCCGTCTTGGCAAAGGTGGATAAAACGTCCGAGAGTGCCTTCCGGATAGCTTGTGAACTGCGCCCTTATCGTATGATGCGGTATAAGATTCCGCATAACAGGCACAGTTCCATCCCATGCCCATGAGCACCCTGCGCCTGTTTCTCTGTCAATCAGCGAAAAATAAGTGCACATAGTTGTTGCGTCTATGTTCCGCCTGATTCCGGTCAGATTTTTGCCTACACGGATATCAAAAGCATTATCACGAGCAGTTTCTTTACGCGGGTTTACAGAAAAATAAAAATTGTCTCTATGTAACTCGCCGCCTTTCGCTGCAATAATTCCGCTTTCGCCGAGTATAAGATCAATTGGCGTGCATCCTTCTTCGATCACTGCATAATATGTTGTATCGTAATACATACCGGAGTTTCCGGTGAAATTGTAAACCTGTCCGCCGCGCATAGCTTCTTGCCGCGTGTGAGATATAATGCTATTGATCGCAGCTTGCGCTGATTTCTCGTATATCTGAGTCGGCTCAAACGGATCGCTGTAAATCCAACCGTCACCCCATTGATACCAGACGTGTTCAGCATAAACAGAAACGCTTCCGGTGCTGCCGTTATACTGTTCGTCTGTCTGCTTGATCGTGAACAATTGCCCGTTTACACGGATTATATTCCCGATCAGAAGCATCTTGTATCTTCCTTCCGGGTCAATCGGGTGTTCCAGCTTGACAGACCACATCCCGCACAGTTCTTCTGTTTCCTCGCAAGATGTTGGTGTGAGGATTGCCATGCCGTTATTTCTCGGCATTTGGAGCTGCGCTTGCGGAGTTGTAACGCTAAATACAACAATATACGGCATCTGCTTTACGGGAGTAATCTCTAATCTTACCCAATCCGGAAACAGCGGGCATGATACTTCTCCTTCGTCTACCAAAGGATCGCACTGCCAGACGGACAGCGGGAACGGCTGCATCAATGGCTTTTCCGGCAAATTCACAAATTCCGGGTTTGTCAGTTCGCCGCCTGATACGACCCAGTTTGTCCATGTTTCCGGCATAGTCTCTCACACTCCTATCGGGAATCCTATTGACGCCAGATATGCTGCGTCACGCATCTGATCGCGTGTAACGCCGCGCATGTACTGCCCGTCAACGGCATCTGGGAGCGCATCCGTCAGGTAGATGGACGGGAATTCCCGCGCCTGTGATGCAGAATTATAGTAAAACGTTGCATCACCATAGCCGCCGAGCAGCTTGCACGCTGATAAATCCGATGCATTAAATTTTCCGGCTGCGAGCTGTGGCATGTATATGTCCAGCTCACAGAATTTGCATGCCCCGAACCGCACAAAAGTGTCTGTGATAATGGCATTCGGTATGCTTTGCTTGATCCTGCTGTACTTTGCTTCATTCACTGGGAAAATCCCGAAGGCGTTCCCGGATGTCGTGAAGTTGATGTTCATACTTACCCGATCAAGATTCAGGTATCCGTACGAAAAGTTGGATACAGACGAACCGCACAGCCCGGAAAAAATGCAATTGTGCAGGTTGAGCTGCGAAAATCCTATGAAAACAGACAAATTGGTGCCGCCCGGCTCAACGACAAAATTCGTCATTTCCAGATCATTGATCGTGATGTTGGAATTTTTCACAAAATAACCGAAAAGGTGCAGATTTTTGATCTTCGTGTCGTTGCCGTTAATTTGACTGCACCTCATACTGATGATCCCGGTATACCCTTCCGGATACAGTTCGTTCATGTCCCACTCCCCTTTGCTTGGGAGAACAACTGTATCCCCGGAAATGCCGACAGCCTGCACAAACTCGGTCCAGCTCGTCACATTTACCGTTGCCATATCAGTAATCCCTCCAGTTCCCTTTGACGGTCAGCGCCGCCGCGGATGCAATGCCGCTGCTGTGCACAACGCTTAGCAGGTTCATCCCCGGCGCTAAAAACGGGTAAAGGCCGGATGTGTGCTGTGTCTGATTCACGCCGCTGTCGTTATAAGCAATCATACGCTCTGAGTCAATGAAAATCGGGCTTGATGCCCGATAGTTGATCGTGCATGTTTGCCCATTTACAGACAGGATTGTGTCGCCGCCGACATCGTGCGTGATCTTGTACAGCGGGCGGCTGTACCGTGTGCCGGGGTTTACCAGCTTGTTTTCGGTGATGGCGATTTCCGGATTACTGCTGTGGTACGCAAATGGTGCAAGCGCAAACGTCACTGTGTATGTAAGGTCGTTGCCATGCGCCGATGCTGTCGGGGTAATGCCGATCAGCCGTTTTATTTTGTAATATCTTCCGGGGTGCCGGCTGATGACCAGCGTCTTTGCGGTCGCACACGCCGCGTAAAAATCCGGATTTCGGAAGTCGTCCGGAGATCGGAAGCGCCGCACCGTCAGCGGATACTCAACGTCCTCAAAGCTGTCATCCGGCTCTGACATGTCGCTGTCGCCGCTTGACCACACTGTGTACCGAGGCTTTGCGATCGGCACAGGCTGCGGCATCTCCGCAGCGAGCCCGAAAGCTGACAGCGGAATCCCATCCAAAAATACATTATCTCTCGTTTTTACGATGTATCCCATGCTCATCACCATCCTGTTCCGCCGACCCCGCGCTGCTGCTGGATCTGATACTGCCTGAGCGCTGTGTCGATCTGCTCCACGACGGCTCTGCCTGTTTGTTCTGTTCCGGTGACATTCACAGTGATCGCATCTATACGGATGCCGCCGGTTGCGCCGCCTGCATTGATGCGTGCCGCAAGCTGATCCATCCAGCCGGTGTTGCGTTCAAGCGGCAGTACAATCTCCGCGCCGTTCTCGCCGATCAGCGCTCTGGTCGGATGCCGGACAATTCCGCCTGTCGCCATTGCCGGCACCTGCGGATACCAGACTGATGATTCGTTAATCATACTGTCACCTGAAAAATCAGGGTGCAGCCAGTCGTAGATGCGTTCGCCGATATCTTCCCACCAGCTCGTCCATTCATCCCACTTTGCTTTGACCCCGTTCATAAAGTCGTCAATGACTTTTTGACCAGCTTCCCAGTACTCACCGATACCGAGCTTGTCAGCGATTTCATGTGCAATTTCCATGACTTTCTTCGTTACCTTCCACAGTGCATCCCCTAGTCCCTTTACAATCTTGGTGATGATCTCCATGCCGGCTGTGACGATTTTGTCCGCATTCTCCGGGTTGAAAAGATAGCCTGCAAACTGCTCCACGACCTGCACAGCAGCATCCAGCAGCTTGTCCAGATTGTCGATGATGCCGTTTACCAGCTGATCGACCAGCTCCGGCAGCCGCTCGATCAGCTTCGGGAGACTGTCGATGATGCCATTTGTCAGGGCGATCACGATTGCGATGGATGCGTCGATCAATGTGCTGAGCGTGTCCGGATCTGTCAGGATATCCACGATTTCAAGGGCAATGTCGATGATTGTTGGGACAAGGGTCGGTAGAGCATCTGCGATGCCTTTTGCAAGCTCTGCGATCACGCCCAGACCGACACGGATCAGGCGCGGCAGTTCTCCGAGCAGCGCAGATGCAAGATTCATGATGATAGTCTGTGCGGTACGCAGCAGCATTGGCAGATTACGCAGGATTGCTGATCCGAGAGATTTTACGATTTCAAGCCCGTCATTAAGCAGTGACGGCAGCATCTTGCTGATTGCGCCCACGATAATCGGCAGGATCCTCTGTGCTGTCCGCGTCAGCTTCTGCGCTGTTTTTCCGATCGTGTCGACAAATCCACCGACACCAAGCTCGACGCCTTTGATTGCGTTCAGATTTCCCATTGCGATCTGTGATACGCTGTTCATGATCTGGATCATGGACGGCATAAAATCCGCGCCGATGCTGCGTGTCACGCCGCTGATTGCAGTTTTCACATTCTGGAGACTATCCTGGTATGCAGCAGCAGTCTTGACGGCTTCTTCATCCATCACGCCGCCCAGCTCATGCACCTGCTGCCGCATAGCTTCCGTCTCTTCCGCGCTGGTGTTCAGCAGTGCACCGAGATCCATCGCGGATTTGCCGAGCAAATCAGTCGCCAGCGCTGTGCGTTCTGTGCCTGATTCCATACTTTGCAAGGCTGTGATTGTCGCCGAAAACAGATCTTCCTGCGACATATTTTTCGCCTGCTCGATACTGATGCCGAGTTTTTCAAAAGCTGCGGTGCTCTTTTCGGTTGGCTCCTGCACTTCTTCCGCCAGCTTTTTCATGCTCGTGGTCATCTTGTCGATGTCGCTGCCGGAGTGCTGCATGATAAAGTCCCATTCCTGATAGGCATCGGAACTCATGCCGAGCTTCTGCGACATCTTATCAATGTTGTCGCCGTATTCTGCCGCAGCGCCTGCCGCATTCACAATTTCTTTGACTGTGGCAGATGCAGCCGATGCCATAGCCTTGACAGCAGCAGCAGCCACCTCTGCACCTTTTTTCACGCCTTCTTTGAGTGCTTCGCCGAGCTTACCGGAGTGCTTTTCAGCTTTTTCCATCTCTGTCCCGGCATTTTCGGTACTTTCTGCAAGTTCTTCTGTTTCTGTACCGGTATCGTCTTCCTGCTTTTCCAGATCTTTTAGCCGCTTTTCGGTTGTCACCAGTTCACGCTGGAAAGCAATATATTCATCTGTGCCGATGTCTCCGCGTGCGACTGCTGCCTGCACATCCTGCTGTGCAGCTTTCAGTGCTTCCAGTCTCCTTTTCGATGCATCAACAGCTTTTGCAAGCAGTTCCTGCTTTGTTGCTGCAAGCTCTACATTTCCGGGGTTGATCTGGAGCAAACTGTCAACTGTTTTTAGCTGCTTAGAGAGCGAAATGGATTCAGTTGTCAGATCTTTAAGCCCAGCGGTTACGCCGTTTGTGTCGGCGTTGATTGCGATTGTAATGCCGTTGATTTTCTTTGCCATTTGCTCACTCCCTTAGCTGTTTTTCACAGTTTTCAAGTGTTTGCCTGTACGATTTGTACTTATACTCTTTGATTTGTCCGGCTGCATACATGCGCTCGATCTCCGGTTCCATCGCCTTCAAACGCTGGTACTGCTCATATGGATCCGGCACATCCTCACCGCGTGCGATCATGATATTCCTATCATGCGCCTTTGCCCAGTCGATCAAGTCGCCGGTGTTCCAATTGTCGATCTCCGACAGCGGAAACCCCCTCGACATCAGCAGATCATAAAATTCCGCTGCCGTCAAAGGGGCATCATCTTTCTGACTTTCGCTCCCGCTGCCGGTCAGGCGTTTTTTGGTGCAATTTTCAGCTCGTTCTGGATCAACGGAAGGAGCTGAACAAAAACTGCAAGGATATTCAGATTTTCAAAGCGGTCAAGCCACTCCAGCTCGTCCCGGATAGACGGATCAGCCTGCTGCGCCATAATGAAAGCGATATCGTACATATACTCTGTTTCGATACCGAGCACGATTTTCGCAGCAGCAATCTTCTGATCGTCCGTCAGTTTCTCGCTGTTGTCGTAGTAGTCGGCAAGCAGCGGCATTACGTCGTAAATTTTTGCGAGATCCGGCGACAACTCGCGCCCGAACTGCCGCTTATAGCGCATCATGGTTCCGGCGGTTTTGCGGAAAACGACCGGCTGACTGTCGATTATGATCGTTTTATCCATGATTGCCCCCTATCAGCTCGATGTCACCGTGACATTGCAGGTGTCCGTATAGGTCGTGCCGCCGACGGTGATCGTCGCCGTTATGACGGACGTGCCGGCTGCGACACCAGTCACGACGCCGTCAGCACTGACCGTCGCCTTTGAGGTTGTGCCGGATGTCCATGTGATCGTTGCGCCGGCAGGATACACGCTGTCAACCGTCAGTGCGACAGTGCTGCCGACTGCGACGGATGCAGTCGCCTCGGCAATGCTGACATGCGGAGTCGCCCTGGTCGGCTCCGGAATCGTCGTGATCTTGGTCTTGGACGGGATCTCGCGCTTGACACACATGCAGTCCAGACGCGGACGGTGCGCGATGCTGTGCTGCGGGAACTGCGGATTGAGACCGTTGCCCTCGCTCGTCGCACCAGACTGTGCGGATCTCTGCATGATGTGGCTGTAGTAAAAGATCGTCGTCTTTCCGACGCCGTCAGTCGTGTCCTCGATGATCACAAGCGCGAACTGCGGATACTCTGCACCGTCTGCATACTCCTCGACGCTGCCGTCCTCGTTGACAGTGTGGCCGTACCAGTCCTCCTCGACGTCGTCGGTGACGCCGACCGTTGTGACGGTGTCGTTGTATCCCTGATTATCCTCATAGGCGTAGACCTCACGACCGTCCGCCCAGATACCGCCGGAAGAGCCAGCCGGCTGCGCGTCATAGGATCTGCCGCCTGCTCTGTGATGCGGCAGCCACTTGATCGGACCGTATGTCGGCTTGCCGTCCTCGTCGATTGCGGTGATCGGTGCATAGCCGAGATCGGTGATAGTGCGCACAATGCGTGCTTTTTCGGACATAATCATTCCTCCTCGATTTGGAAAATGTATGTTGCGACGTGGATGCCTTGCTCCTCGTCAAAGTCGTACTCCGGATCGTCAAACGCGATCTGATTTTCTGTCAGCAGACGCATGATCGCCTGCTCTGCGATTACATCACGATGCTTTGACACCAGATCCAGCGTGATCCACGGCTCCGAGTAGATCACTCTGCCGTTTGCGTGGATCACGTTCCGGAGTGTTTCGCGGTAAACGATGTACTTTGGCGGCTGCTCTCCGTCAAAGTAGCCGTATGCGCACGGGATGTTCAGCGTCTTGATCGCCGCTTTCAGCTCTGCGAGTGTCATCCTTTCACCGCCTTTTCGATCGCTTTCTCTGCTTCCTTCTCCGCCCAGTTTTCAACGGCGCGGATGTGCGGCTGCGCCTTTACCCAGCCTTTCTTATTCCGCGTCCGGTGTCCGTCTTCAAGCAGGTGTGTCAGGCTTGCGTTTGCTTTGCTCTGGTGGATCGTAATTTCCAGCCGCCCCCCGGCATCATTGGTGTCCAGCTTCCAGCCACGGCGGTATTTTCCTGTGCGGATCGGTGATGCCGCCTTGACCTTTTTCAGCGCTGTTTCGCCGACCGTTTGCAGCCCTGCGCGGATCTCAGCGTGTACAGCATCGCTGTACTGCTCCATTGCTTGGACGATCTGGATGCTCAACTCCTGATCAGGCATTGAGATCACCGATCCTCTCGCCGAGGTACAGATCGACGCAGTCCCCGACATACCGCACAGAGCCGATCCGGTACGTTTTCCCGTCGTACTCTGCGCGGCGTTCGCCGTTGTACTCGTCGCGGAATATCCGAAGCCGGTGTGCGAGCATAAGGTCGATCTGGTATGCGTCCGCACGCTCGTCCTGCGTTGTCTCGTACTCGATGCACGGCAGGTCGAGCGTCGTTTCCGTCTTGATCTGCTGCCCGATCTCGTCCTCCGTGGTCGATTCCGAGATCAGAGCGATCGTTCCGGTGCGAATTCTGCTTGCAATCAGCTTGATGATCGTGCGGCGCTCGTTGTAGTCATCGTAGTCCGTCAGCTCATATGGCTCGCCGCCGTAGATGATCCGGTAGTGCTGGATTTCACTGCGAACACCGTCAAGTGCAGCATGATACCGGACGCGGAACGTGCAGCGACTGCTGTGTGCGTTGTCAGATGGATTCTGACCGCCCATGCTGATTGCTTTGTTGATGTTGCCGTGAAGATGCTCAAACGATGTCCAAATGTGCTGCGTCAGGTCGTAGTGTTGCAGCTCAAACGGTTTATCAAAGACGAGACGGTCTTCGGCCTGTTCAGCCGGTGTTTTCGCCTTTGACGCTTTTACTGGTTTCATCGCTGTTCACCTCCACCGCGTGATTTGCCCGCAGCATGACGAGCTCGTGCTTATAGTTGCCCTCAAAATCTTCGCTCGCGTTATTGTAGATGTAGCGGCACAGATCGAGGAGCAGCTGCTTTTCGGACGATTCCGTGTTAAAGTCAAGCGTTGCACCGGCATAGCCGCAGAGCTTAGTCTGTGCTCTTGCGAGGATGCCGGTAACATTGCTTTCAGTGTGCGGATCGCTCCATGTGATGCCGATATAGGTCTTAACGTCGTCGATCAGTGCCACTGCTACTCACCTCACATCATGTCGTCTGCGGCGTGTTCTCGATGCTGCCGTTGATCGTCACGACCGGAGACGCTGCGACCAGACCGGAAATATCGAGGTACATAAATGCGTTGATGTCATACGGGCGACCGGTGCCGTAGAACTTGATCTTGTAGGTGCGGAGATCCTCGACGAACTTGTACTCATCGCTGTACTCCAGCTTGCCGCCGCGACCGGTACCGACTCCCATAAAATACTTCTTTGCAATGCCGAGGACAGCCTTGCCGGAAGGAACGCCGACGGACTGCACGATGTCAGTCGGGAACGGCAGCACATTGCCGACATAAGTGCCCATCGGAGTCAGCGCAGTCGTTGCCGGCATCACCTTGGTGAAGTAGTCAGCCGGATTTACGATCAGGACGACGCGGGAGATTGCGCGCGGCTTGCTGGTAATGCCGTCAGTCGCAAGCGTTGCAAGCAGTGTACCGTATGTGCTCGGATCCAGCTTTGTAACGGTGGTCGCGGTCTTGCGGGCGTATCCGGTGGACTGATTAAAGTTACCGGTAAAGTTTCTGGTCATACCGATCGGCTGCTTGAGACCGTTGCCGTCAACGATGCCGGTTTCCAGACCTGCTGCGAGCGCATCCGCCAGGATCGCACGGACATAGCGGTCAACCCACTGCGGTCCGAGCGCGAGCATGTCCTGCGTCGCAAACATGTACGCGGAGAGCTTGCACTGCGTCAGGTCGATGACCTGGATTGCACCGGCAAGATCCTTGGTGATCGGAGTGTTGAGCTCGTCCCACGTTGCAGCCTGTGCACCCTGTGCGTTGAGCACCCACTTGATCGCAGCGCCGGTATTCGTAAAGTCGATCATATCGAGCAGCGGATAAGCTGCGCGCATATCGTCCATCACGCTGTCGATGACGGTCTGCGGGAGTGCACTGGTGATGTTGGTGATAACGGTCTGTGCGTCGCCGCGAGCAGCGGAAATGAAATCATTGTAGAACTTGGTCTCCTCAGCGGTCAGCTGGCGGATGCCGCGAGCTGCGAGGATGCTGCGGTCAGTCGCATCGACCAGGCCGTTCGCCTCGTCCATGACGGTCTCAGACACAAACTGCATCCAGCTATCCATTGCTGCGCCGAGCGCTTCCTCGTCATTCGCACGGATCGCATCGGCAAGCGCATTACGCAGCTTGTCTTTTTCCTGCTTGATCTTATCGAGATTTTTCATGTGTTATCCTCCTTCAGATAAACTGGTTGATGACCGCCATGCACTTTGCGTGCCGGCGCTCCATTTCTTCGGCGGCTGCCTGCTTTGCCAGCTTTTCGGCAGCCTGATTCTTTGCGGCGCTGTCCGGTTCCGGATCGTCGCCGGCATCGTCATCGCTGTGCTTGTCAGCAAATCCGTACTCAATGCACTGTTCTGCGGTGAGGTAGGTTTCCGCATCGAGCATTTCCGTCAGTTTCTCATGCGTCAGCTTATCGCCGGCGCGGTCAAGATACGCCTGGATCGCGGCGGAGTTGATGACGTCGAGATCATCAGCAGCTTTGCGCAGCTCCTTCGCGTTACCCATTGCAACAATCCATGCATTATGGATCATCATACAGGTATTTTTAGGCATGATGACGGTATCGCCTGCCATTGCGATGACGGACGCGATCGAGCACGCAAAGCCGTCAATGTAAACGGTCTTGTGCGCCTTGTGACGTTTAAGCTGATTGTAGATTGCGATGCCTTCCAGCACCGAGCCGCCGAGACTGTTGATGTAGATTTTGATCTCTTTCGCATTTTCATACTCTTTGAGCATGTCGTAAAAATGCTTTGCAGAGGTCTCGGACTCTTTCCACCAGCTGTCACTCTCAACGGTGTTGTAGATCCGGAGCTCAAGCGTGTCCGTTTCCGGCTCATACTCCATTTTCCAGCTTGTCGGTGTCTGCATTTCCCTCACCTCCTTCCAATGCTTCGGCAATGGTGCCGTAATTTTTCGTGATAAATCGTGTGCTGCAACCCGGCTCATCCGACTCAGGGATTCCGAACGCGCGGAACAGTTCGTTCAGCGTCCACCCAGAACCAATCAGCTTGTCGATGCCGGCAGAATCGGCGAGAAGATCGTGGTGCAGAATGCTTCCGGTGTCAACGACGATCCGTCCACCCTGCATGATGTCGTGTGTGGTGTACAGCTTGCCGGTCAGCTCCTGCGAGATCATTTCCGCAAGCGGCTTGATGCAGTTCGTCATCATCGCAGCCTGCGAGTCCTTGATCCCGGCAGCATCTCCGCGCATGTAGCTCGGCGGTACGCCAAAGACCTGTGCCGCTCTGCTGATCGCCTCGTCCGCCAGCGTCTTGACGGATGTCAGATCGTTGGTGTAGGTGCCGGAACCGCCGCCACTGCTCTGTGGTGTGTAGTCGTAGCCGTCGAACAGCGGAAGCACGGCATTCGCACTCTCGAAGTAGTTGCGGAAATACTCATTCTGCATCTTCTTGAACTGTTCTTCGAAATCTGTTTTTCCCTGTGCGACTGCCGAGACTTTGAGGATGCCTTTTTCGCCGCCAGCTTTCTTGAATCTCTTTGCAGCAGAAGTCATCAGCCGCTCGTACTGTACCATGATCTGCTGGATCCATGCGGCGCGGGCGTTGACGGAAGACTGCAAAAAGATCACATCCATGCTGCGAAACTGCCGTGATACCGTCATGTCTGCACGCTGGATATCGCTAAAAATGTCGCCGCGCAGTGCGTCATCAATTCGGTTGAAACTTTCTGCGAGAATTCGCTGCCCGTCCGGCAGTTCCACGCACAAAGATTCACCGGTAAGGAGCAGCCGCGCGACCATCTCGCGTTTCCATGCTGCGGCGTTTTGATTTTTGTTCGGCTTTACGTTCAGAGCCGACCATTCAGCGCCATGCATCTCTTTGCCGTCACGGTAGACGCGAAACTCACAGCCGGACAGGAGCCCGGAGATCAAATGTACCACCGAGAAAAGTGCAAACGCATCGAGCGCCGCTTTTTCTTCGATCGTTCCGTCACGATAGTTTGTCACGTCATACAGCCCGGCTTTCGGCGGTTTGAACATCCGGCCGAGCCAGTCAACAATTTTTCCCGTCGGGATCACTCCTTTCTCAGTATGTCCATACGCCGGAAACTACCGGTTCAGCAGTTTTCGCATTTGCGTATGCGTCCAGCACATCTGAAATGCACTCCGCGGCGACGAACGCCTTGAACGTGTCTGTCTTCCGGCTTTTCGGCTCAATCTTGCCGTATGTGATATTGCCGGACGGTGATGTTATTGTCTTACTGTTGTTCGTCATCCACCGCATCACCGGCGAATCTCCCCAGACGAAACGATGCCCAACAAAGCCACTTGTGATCAGCGGGATCCTGCGCATTTCATCTCTTGGACGGATGAGCAGCACGTTCCGGCGATCCTTATCAGCGTAAAAGTTGATTTCTTCCAGCGCGTTCTTCATCAGTGCAAACCGGTAATCGTCTATGCCGGCAAGCAGCATCGGCGCATTTCGCTTTGCTGCTTCGTTTGCCAGCCAGACGCACGGCAGCTCCGGCGGGATCTCGACGGCATCGACAAATGTCACAAGCCCGCGGGCTTCCCATTCCCGCAGCGGCGCCTTGATCCGTTTCAAATCCGCACACTGGTTGCAGATCCATGTGTGCGAAATCCAGATATCCCGATTGCCGACGCGCCAGAGCAGACCGGCGCCGAGGAAGTCGGTAGTTTTCATGTAGTCGATGCCGATCACGCACGGTCTGCCGATCAGATCCGCCTCCTGGATTTCCTGATTCGTGGCGAGAATATCCTCCCACGAGGCGACACCGTTCTCGCGGATCTTCGGCGGGCGGTTCATGCGCTTCGTGATAAATGCGGTATTGCTTGCCGGATTGCGCTTGTACTCCGCAAACTCGGTGCGCATCTGTTCGAGCAGCGTCGGCAGATACCGCAGCGACGGATTTGCTTTGTGCCACATACGCTCGTCATAGGCTTCCTCGTCCGCATCGAGCCGGCAGATAAACACCAGCATGCCGTTGTCAGGCTCATCACCGTCGAGGATTGCTTCCCCTTGCTCGATCTTGTCATCGAGCGGACCGCCGCGGACATCGCCGTCTGTTGTCGTCCATGTCTGGCGCGGAAATCGCTTTTTGCCGAGACCGGTTGTGGCAACCGTAATCAGCTTGTAGTTTTCGTATGCGTGGATCTCGTCAAGATCGATCTTGCCGGGACGTGCACCGTCTTTCGTCTTGCTGTTCGACGTTCGAAACTGGAACTTTGATCCGGTGTCTGTGCATGTGATCAGCTCTTTCGTCCAGCGGAAGTGCTTCCGCATCTTCTGCTTGTTGGCTTCGAGCACGTTCCAGACGTCCGTGAACGACTGCTTTGCCTGGTCTTCTGATGTCGCAAAAATGTCGATGTCGTATTCCGGCACGCCGTTGGTCGCGGTCAGCAGACAAAAGTCCTCAAATCCGAGATACCCGTTCTTGCCGGCTCCGCGACCTACATACACAAACGCGATCGGGAACCGTAACTGACCGTCTGCACGGTATGTGCAATTGTGCAGCGCAAAAATGAATTTTTCCCACGGGAAGAGCTCGAACGGGAAGTATTTTTCATAGCTCAGATACTCTGCAAGCTGGTCGGTGTTGATCGTCAGTGTTTCTGTTGCGAAGACCCGTTCCACAAAATCGCAGAGTTTCAGCTGCTCCTTGCAGACCGCGTATTCGCCGCCGCGCACGATGCGAATATAGTCATCAATTTCTTTACAGCCGGTCATCGTCCACCGCCGCTACGGTGTCAATGCTTAGGTTCAGCTGTTTCAGGATTGCGAGCATCGACTTGTTTGTGTCGCGCAGTTCCTTGATCGAGCTGTTTGGCTGCTTGACCAGGATGCCGCGCGCGTTGGGCACTTCGACAATCGTGCCGCGTTTCCGGATGTCGGTTTTCAGCTTCTCGCATACGCGGAACATCATGAGATAATCTGCAATCAGGGCACGAAAAACTTCAATGTCCGCGCCATTCGCTTTCAGCTGCTCCATCAGCGATGTTTCAAGTGCTTTTTGCGTCATTTTGCTCACTCCTTTCGGCGATATTTCGCACATGCGCGCGAGGAATCTCTTTTGTCGAGGGCGC